GCGAACTGGTTCATCGAATTCCCCTAATGACATCGAGATCGTGCTGGATGCCTGCTCTGATAAGTGCGTCGATATCGTCCTCCTTGGATCCTCCAGTGTATTTGTATCCAGTGCCGCGTTCATCGGTCATGTAGTTATTCGTTGTCGTTTGTGAATTGTTCCTGTAACTCTTCGGTGCGTATGTGCATGAGCATAATGCCAATGCTGATATGTATGTGATGTATTTCATGGTTGATTAACGTGTTGGATAGTCTTTATACAATGCCCAAATGTCATTCGGTCGGTTCTTGGTATACCATCCTTCTCCAGTGTAGACATTTAACACATCCGTGAAGTATTTGTCATACATTATGCCCACATTGTCCAGAGTGAAATTCATGCCGAAATCACGACAATCATGCGAACTGATAGCGTCGATGCTCTCGATAGCTTGGACATAGTCACCCATTGTGCGGCATCTGAATCCAGTCACCCCGTGGACGTTGTTCTCGGCGAAGCTACCCCAGTCAGTTGTGATGGTGGGTGTGCCAGATAACAGGTTCTCGATCTGGACTCCACCGAATGGTTCGACATACTGACTCGGAAGGAACGATGCTTTGGCATTTGCCATGAGTTCCTTGCGCTTATTCACGTCAGCATAGCCAACGTATTCGACGTGCGGCGGTAGCTTGTATCCTTCTTCCTTTTGACCTGCAATGACGAGTTTAACGCCGGCGCGTTCCGTGGCCTGAATTGCAATGTCTACGCCTTTGCCGCTATAAACTCGGCCAAGATACAAATAGTAGTCCTGTTTATGCTCGTTAAATGTGAAGTCATCCAGATCAAAGTAATTGGGAATCACAACGTCATAGTTCCCCTGTTGGCACATGCCTACGTTCTTCAACCCGCAATAGGCGTGGTAAATGGCGTAGGACTCAAACACTTTCCAGTTAGCCCAGTGACCACCAGCGTAACCTATGCCCGGCTCAACCACGATCATATCGTGTTGATGAGCATCACATATCGGACGGACTCCGCTGCCCCAAAATGGAAGAATAAAGTCATGTTTTTTCTTTCTAAAGCCGATTTCACGAATGGCGTTAGCAAAGAATGTTTGGTAGGCATGGTCACCCGTGTCGAATTTAAAGAAGGTTTTACGCCAATCGTGCGATCCGTATGACTGGTTGAAGTCATCGTTAGTCAGCACTGAAACATGCTCGTCACATACGAGATCCGAGTCTTCGTGACCATAGTGAATTACTTCGTGACCAAGTGCTTTGAGCATTTTCCCTGCCTTCAGAACCTTCTGACTATAAGCGCATGCCACGAATTCCTTGGATGTTACCGTGTGTGGTAATCCAAGAATGTGGAACCGCATTTTGGTGTGTGGTGTTTTCATTATTCGTTTATTTATATTGTGTTGTTATGATTGTGGTGGTGTAGAAATCCATTATTCATTATCGGCGTTATTAGAAGTTATTAACTATTTTCCTTACTTTTCAGCTTGGAGATCAATGACTTCTGCTTGTTGTTGTCCTTCTGTAATTCATGGATAATTGACCTTAAGTCACGGATGACCGAATTGAGGCGTTGGATTTCCATCTGCTCTGGCGTTACTTCGTATGCTTTCATATATCAAATCATGTTGGCTAATTGTTTAATGCTGTCACGCTTGTCGTCGATTGCGTGTAGGTTCTTGTATTCATCACGGGATATCTCATAGGTAACCCACTTCTCCGGGCATCTTGTGCAGTATCTCCTGCGCATAATTCGGTCTTGCTGATCCCGTGATTCAACCACGCTAGATACTGCGCCACATTTGCAATACTTGATCATTTCTTTTTACCCTTCATCTTATTGTCCCAGTCGATCACATACTTCTCAATGCGTTGCATGTCCGCTTGTGCGTTGGTTAATCCCTCGTCGGTCATTGGGTAGCTTGCTTGGTAGTCAGGCATTGGAGTTCCTCTTGATAATCGTGGCCCAATTGCGCAGTCGTTACATGTGATGACATAGCGTATTTCAAACCTCATCGTTGTTCTCTAGTGCAGGAGGTTCCTTACCTTCGACAAGTTCGATTGGTTCGGCGTTCCGATCACCGATAGTGAAGGTAACTGCCATTGGTTTGCTACCAGTATTCTCGATCTCGATCTTGTCACCATATTGTCGTGCGTTCCACTTACCAAGTAATCGAAGTCGGGTATCGATGCGCACACGTTTATCTGCTGGATCCATAGTTGGATCATCTGCGATTCTGATACAATCATCTGCAAGTGCATGAGTTCCAATCTTTCGTGCGTGTGCGGAATTCGTGCGAAATTCTTCGATATTTTGTTCCCATCTCCATATCGTTGTGTAGCTTGGCATACCTTTGAGGTTGCAAATTGACGATAGTGTTTGGCCTAGTGATAAGCGTTCACAGATTTCCTCTGCAAGTTTCTCATCGTAGTCGGATGGTCTACCGACTGGATTTTTTTTAGGCATATATAAAAATAGTGCTTGACTTTTGGTAAAATCCCCCTTACCATCCCCCGTAGGGGGGCTTGAGTGTGTTATTGGGGCTTTTGAGTTTGTGTTTGTGTAGTTAAATGTTGTAATGTTTGCTCATTTCGATTTACTTCTTGATGATTTCGACTTCCGTGCGTTGTTCCTTGAGCGTCTTGACTTTGACTTGTTTGAAGATGATTTCGACGCTTTCCGGGTTGTCGTCCGGGATGAGTTTTGCATATCTGATCTGGTCGATAAGTGGTTTGCACCCTCCTGCAAAGTTGTCAACATCGAGTGTTCTGGTTGAGTATCTTGTAATTGTGAGATGATACTTTGGATTGCATTTAGCAATGCAGTCCTTGATAGCTTCTTTTGCTTTTGGTACTTTGACCAATGAGCGTTTAGGAGCGTGTTTAATGAGGGTGTTAAGTAGTCCTCTAGGTTGAGGTGCATTGGGGTAGTAGTTGCCATCACTGTGTTGGTGGTATCCGAGTTTTTGCAGGTCTTGTTCAGTCCAGTTCATATCCACTTTCCGTTTTCTATTTCCTCAATCGAAATGTGGATTTCCCATAAATGAACCCACGTTGATTGCTCTTTTAGCCACTCAAGGAATTGCTCCATAGCTTCTGGTGATTTGTTTGCTTTTGTAAAAACTTCTCCTTGAAATATATTTTTTGGAGAGTTGTATTTAATCTTGTACGTTTTCATTTGTTTTCGATGTTTTCCCGTGATTCCCGCGATTCTCTGATGAACTTTAGTGCCAGCGTCATAAGAATTGGATATGGCTCAAGCATTTCAAGGTATTCATTGAATAGATTATCAATTGCCTCTTCGTTTTGCGGGTCTGGAATTGTTTCACGCTGGACACAGAAGTTCTCAAACTCAATGTTAAGCGAACGAAGTGAAAAGATTGCGCCTGCACAAAGGACTGCCAGTTGTGCGGAGATTGATTTGTAATCGGTATCGTTGTCTGACTTGAGTTCAGATAACAATTTAATGTAGTTTTCCATATACAAGCGCAATATTATTGTTTAACGATACTTACACGATCAGGTAGCGTATCCATAATGTTCAATTCTTTCTGCGGAATGAACCAACATGGCTTGCGTCCACCAACTGACTGCCAGTACTTGTCGCATACCACGTCAACTGGATAGCACCAACCGACCAGTGTTACTTCCGTAACAGAAGCAATTGCCAGCGCGAATGGCTTGTGCTGATCGTCGTTGGATCGTATAATTAACTTTCCATTAACATTATTTGTGGTGCGCACCTCGGTGTTAGCAACATCTGACAGGCGTTTAAAGCCGTTAATTATCGGCACATTGATATTTAAGTAGTCACAGAGTGCAAATTCACCAAGCATACCAATGAGTTTGCGTTCCATCTTTGCGCCAAATGACAATTCATTAGGCAATTGGTCAGTTTTACCCTGACGGATGCCTTCAATGTAGTGCAGTTCAGCAATCTTAATTGCTGAATAAAGGGTTATGAAGCTGACATTATATTTATGCATAAAAGGGGTTCTCCGATTTTATGTGGTTACGGAGAAGGCTCAAATGATCACCAGCGTACATAGTCGCCGCCACAATACCTAAATTTTATTTAGAAGGGAATTTCCTGATCGTCTGCGTCTTGAGATTTGCCCTTCTTTTGCGCAGGTTTGCCCTGTGCTTCGTTTTTATTTCCTACCTGCACATTCTTACCATTTCCAAGGATCGGCAATTG